TCTTGATAACCAGCAAACATGTCATATGTGGCTAAACCACCAATCCTGCCTGTCTGTAACAGATATATGTTGGTGTAGGCCAATTCAAAAGGATCAAATGCTGTGCCGCCTTCTGATGATGAAGCACCACCCACTGTTCTTCTGTAGATTTGGTTCACTCTGATGACTTCTGATGGCAGTGTGTACACAGATTGGTCTTCCTGCAATTGAAGAAACCCATATGATTCTTCCACAGAATTAGATGATCTCTGTCTGAATTTGTCTACAGCAGATGTGAATGCCATTTCCAAATGTTTGGCATCCAGTTCTACTTCAACCATACCATCACCCAAACGGGTCTTTACATAGTCAAATATCTCTTGTTTTGCTGTGATTGTGTCTTGATCCGTAATTGTGTTGTTGACTGTGTCTACCATACTATGTATTTAAGCCAATAAATAGTTAAAATGCCAAGATTATCACTCTACAAACCCGAAAAGGGAAATGACTACAATTTCATGGACAGAGTCATATCTGAAAGGTTTCAGGTAGGTGGCACAGATGCTTACATTCACAAGTACATTTCACCTGTGGATCAAGGCGAACTCAATGATGCCACACAGCCACAGCGATCTGGTGATTCGCTGGATGAGTTAGCCATCCAAGATTTACTATTTTTGGAAAACAGAGATCGCAAGTACGATCCAGATGTGTACAAGGGCAGGGTGATCTACAATGTTCAAGACATTGATTTTGATCTATCACAGTTTGGTCTGTTTCTACAGAATGATCAACTGTTCATGCTGTTTCACTTGAATGACACAGTGGACATGTTGGGCAGAAAGTTGATGGCAGGCGATGTGATCGAATTACCACATCTTAAAGATGATTTTTCACTGGACGAAACTGACACAGAAACACTCAAACGATACTATGTGGTTGAAGATGTGTCCAGAGCATCAGAAGGATTTTCACAGACATGGTATCCACACCTATTGAGAGCTCGAGTCAAAGGCATCAAAGATGCACAGGAATTCAGAGACATACTTGGCGACAAGGATGAGAACACACATCAAAAAACTCGAGACACAGATTTAGCAATCAACCAAGCCATCATTGACCAAGCAGAATCGGACGCACCCAAGTCGGGTTACAACACCAAACAATTACATGTGATGCCAACCGACGAAGAAGGCAAAGTGGCATTGGTCACTGTGGACGATGACATGCTAACCGATACTGGCCACATCAACGTGGACAAGGTTTACCAGACACCTCAGGCAAACGGATACTTGGAAGGATACCTCACAGGGGATTCGATACCAGCCAATGGCGAAACCTACACAGCGGCAACTTCATTTCCTGCTAATCCAACAGAAGGCATGTTTGTGTTGAGGACAGACTATTCACCAAACAGATTGTTTAGATTCGATGGGAGAAGATTTGTGAAGATAGAAGACAATGTGAGACAGACTATGTCTCAAACATCAACCAGAAACACACAGAAGACTGGGTTCATCAACAACACCAACACAACCACACTCAAGGATGGTTCATCAACAACACCGGAGAGAGTGGCACTCAGCAAACTGTTGAAACCACAGGCGGATAACTAATGCAACATTTTTACGATGCACAAATAAGAAGATACATCCTGCAGTTCATCAGAATGATGTCAAACTTTTCTTATGTCACAGGAAAAAACAGCAAAGGTGCATCTGAAACACTGCAAGTGCCGGTCAAGTATGGAGACATGTCAAGACAGGTGGCACAGATCATCAAAAAAGGATCTGAAAACACACTGATTGCGGCTCCACAGATTTCTTGCTACATCACAGCATTATCTTATGATAGACCAAGAATGCAAAATCCTTATCATATTGATAAAAAACACATCCGTGAACGTGAGTTTGATGCAACTACTCAAACATACACAGGTGCTCCTGGGCAATCACACACCATCGAAAGGATCATGCCCACACCATTTGAGATCACATTTAATGCTGATATTTTTACCACAAACACAGATCAAAAACTTCAAATACTTGAACAAATATTGGTGTTGTTCAATCCGGCACTGGAACTACAGACCACAGACAACTTCTTGGATTGGACTTCATTGAGTTTTGTAGAACTCACAAATGTCAACTTTACCTCACGTGCTATTCCACAAGGCATAGCAGATGAGATTGACGTGGCCACACTGACATTCAAAACTCCTATATGGTTGTCACCTCCTGCCAAATTGAAGAAACTGGGAGTGATAGAAAAGATCATTGCCAGCATTTACGATGAGGATGCGGGAGTGGTTGATGTGGAAGGCATCCTGGGAGAATCTCTGTTGAGCAGACAGTATGTGACCCCGGGTCAATATGCTGTGCTCTTGATAGGCAATAGGATGACACTGTTGGGCACCAATCAAAAATCTGGAGGTCATGCCACCAACACAATCAACAAGGCATTTGAATCTCAATCACAGTATGGCAACAAGACCAACTGGCTCAAACTGGAATCACTGTACTCAAAAACAATTACGGGTGGATTGACACAGGTCAAACTTCAGCAATCTGCCACCACAGTCAACGGCGACGACATCATAGTTGAAGTGAATGGTACTTGTGCGATCGATCCACAGGATGAATACACTTTGCTATTCACAGTTGACCAAGACACAGTGCCCACCAACACCATTGATGCCGTGGATGCCGTGATCAATCCTCTCACATTCAATCCAACCGGAGCAGCCAATGGCACCAGATATCTGCTCACCGAATCCATAGGCAGTGCCAAGGACGATTCCACTCAAAACACAGGTCCGAGTGCTTGGGGCAATTTGATCGCCAGCGCCAATGATATTGTTGAAAAAGTTGGAGGTGTCTGGGTGGTTGACTTTAACACTGATTTCGACGATGGTTCCACACAATTAAAGAGAGGCAGTTTAGATTCCTCATCAGTGGGAGACAGCACATTTAGGACCATACATTATGTCACTAACGTGACCACAGGTGTGCAATACAAGTGGTTACCAGATGCAGGTTACTGGGTGAAATCCTACGAAGGTTTTTATGCGCCAGGAACTTGGTCAATCCAATTTTAAATCATAAAATATAGTATGAGTCAAATCACAGCTTCGGGTTGTTTGTTCTATGCCAAATTCACCAAACGATTCCTGTTCCTCAATCGTTCTGTCAAACAGCGAGGCACATGGGGAATGGTGGGTGGCAAGTCTGTGGCTACGGAAACTCCTTGGCAGGGACTACAGAGAGAGATCGTGGAAGAAATTGGATTTCAGCCTACTATTCAAAAAACCATTCCTCTTGAACTTTTTGTGAGCAAAGACACTCGCTTCAAGTTCCACACCTTTGTGTGTGTAGTAGAACAGGAATTTTCGCCCAGATTGAATGAAGAACACTCAGGATATGCTTGGGTGTCAATCAATGGTTGGCCACAGCCTCTGCACGATGGTGTGAGAAAAACTCTCCAAAATAAATCGATTAAAACCAAACTCCAGACTATACTCGATCTGATAGTTTAAGGTCTTAGCACAGGTGTTGGATGAGATGGTCCGGAAGTTGGTGCTCTGTAATCAGCGATTGTGCCTCCATCTGATACCCACTCAGAAACAATCAAATTGTCTGCAGTGACTACTGTTCTTTTGAGCACACCTGAATCTGAGTAAGCAACTTTTACATTGGAAGCATCTGCCTCGTACTGCACGCCGAGTATTTGTGATTTGTTTGCGAGCGTCATAATACTATTTATTAATCTTCTATCAGTGTTCTCAACAATTTAATGTTGGATCCTGTGGCCTGAGCAGATCCCCTCAGTCTCACATTACCTGAATCTATGTCCACAGAAAATGTGATCAAATCATTGTTACCTGTTCTCAAAAGTGAATATTCTGCTATTTGCACATTGGTGCCATCGTGTAGCACCATTATTTCTCCTGCTTGGTATTCTGATGATGCTGTGTTAGTAATCCTGTACACATATTTGGCAGCTCTGTATGTGGTTGCGGACCAAGTGTCTATGTCCTCCACAGCAGAATCCACTTGGGTGTTGTTGATTTCCGCCAGTTGAACATTGTTGATTGATGCTGTGCCACTCACTGTGAGTCCATCTGTTTCGATCGAATCATTGATCCTCACAGAAGTGGAATCGCCCGAAGCAATGGTATTGACCAACAGTGTG